GTGGATTAGGGTCAACCGACGGCATTCATACCCGAACCTTTTCGTGTTGTTGGTGGCCCCGCCGGGGATCGGCAAAGGGATCATTGAAGAGGTGCGTGCTCTCTGGCGCAAAACATGTCAGAAGGGAACGAAAATTCCGGCATTCCATGTTGCACCAAGTTCAATGACCAAGGCATCACTCATCGATTCCCTCGCTGCCGCCAAAGTCATCCACACACCAAAAAACAGTGCCCCGGTCATCTACCACTCACTCCTTGTCGCGGCCGAAGAGTTCTCCGTGCTGTTACCTGCCTATGACATGGAGTACATCGGAGTGCTGAATGAAATTTGGGGCAATGTGGAACAGTATGAGGAACGGCGCAGGCATGGTCCGGCAAAGGAAACGAGGATTGAGAAACCCACATTGAACATGCTCGGTGGAGCCCAGCCCGCATTCTTAGCCTCGCTGTTTCCAGAAGACGCGTGGAACACGGGTCTTGCCCGTCGCCTTGTCATGATCTATTCCACCGACACCCCGAATCACTCGATCTTCTACGAGCCTGATGTCGATGAGTCACTTGGGGAAGAGCTTGTGACGAGACTTGGTCGCGTGGCCTCCCTCTACGGTCAGATGCAATGGGAAGAGGCCGCGATGTTGGCAATTGCGAAATGGGACGAGAGCGGGAAACCTGGCATGGGAGGGGCACCCGTTCCCGAACACACAAAGTTGCAGCATTATAACAAGAGTCGCCGCTACTTCGCATTCAAACTCTGCATCATTGCCTCATGCGCGCGCAGCGATGAAATGATCATCCGCGAAGAAGATGTTGACCGAGGGCTCGGGTGGATGCTGGATGCGGAGCGTTATATGCCCGATATCTTCCGCGCCATGCTTGGACGGTCGGATCGCGATGTCTTGGACGAGATGTATACATATGTGTTGCTGCGCAGTGGCAGCGAACGACGTTCTGTGCCTGTGGAAGACATTCGACGGTTCTTGCTTGAACGGGTACCTCATGACAAGGTGGAATCACTGATTGGTGCGGCTGAGAAGGCGACTCTCATTGATCGAGTGGCAGGAACCGGGACGGAAGAAAGACCGGCGAAATACGTACCGAAAGCGCGGTTTAACTATGCACCGGAATGACTATGTGGCAACCTATTGAAACATTCACCCCGCAATGGCGAGGTCCATTCAGTGACTTTGTCCTCCTTTGTCACTGGGAAAAACGATGGGTAAGGTTTGGGAGGTTAGACGCTGTGCGCAAGGTTTGGTATTACTCGGGAACTAACGAGCGGTCGCAATGGTCAATGGTGGAGGGGGACGCGCCGACACATTGGATGATGATTGAACCCTTGCCGGATGGACCGTTCAATGGCCGTTAAACGGCCTAGCGTCATTGGATCGATAGACGGTGCCAAAGCCCGTTTCACACAGGCAAAACAAAAGGTGGACCCCAAATGAGACCCACCTTTTAACTTCTAAAATCCGCACCAATTTCGAGCTACTTCTGTCCCATTCCCAGTGTCCCGCCGATCCTCGCGCCCTTCAACGCCTCTTGCCGTACTGTAGGGTTTGCAACCAGCATCCCCGCAACCGGAGCTCCAAGAGCCATTGCCGAACCCAATGCCCCGGCACCTTGGAAGCCAAGAGGATTGCCCAGGGTTTGGCCAAGAGTTTCACCAGCAGTTGCCAAGCCGCCCCCAGTTAATCCAAAGCCAAATGGACCATATGGACTCCACCGTCCACGTTGTTCCGCTTGTTCGGCCTGAGCTTCGCTTAGTGTGGACTTTGCGGTCTGTTGTTCACTCTTCGCCGCATCCTTCGCCAAACGCGCTGCGGCAATGTCACGATTCAGTTTGATTAAGTCCTCGGCATGTTGGATTTCCGCTGCACCATGAGCCTGCGCAAGATTATCAATCGCGCCATAAGAGTCATCGAGCAATTTCCGTGCCCCAGGATCGGTGACGATCTGAGCCTTGGCTTCCGGTGATAGCTTGGACCATTGACCACTACGGAGAGCCGTAGCTCCGAGTTCATTCACCGCATCCGGGATTTCTGCCCTTAGAGTCGCAAGGTCCGTGGCCCCTTTCTTCCCGCCGCCGAGTATCGAATTCGCAACCTGTTCCGGGTTCGAACCCTGCAAGTCTCGTGTCGGCGCAGTCACCAATTTACTCATCGGTCCATTAGCCACGTCAAAGAGTTGAGTGGTTTCTTGGTTGGCCTTTTGGAATGCCTGGAGTGCCTCAGGCGAGACATTCGCAGCAGCACTTTCCAAGTCGCCACTGAGGGCCGCGTACATATGTTCCAACGACTGCCGATCGATGTCCTTAACCGCCATGGGATTTCCGAGGGCATCCCCAATCGCCGTCCGCAATTTCCGGGCATCTGCCCATGTGATCGGCTGAGGCGGTTCTGCCTCCTTCACCGTCTTCATGATCGGATTGCCCGCTGCATCCACGAGCCCTGTTGGAGCCTGAACCTCTGGTGTACCCTTTTTCCCAACAGGGCTTCCGATTTGTTCCTGCAATGTGTTAGCCAATTTCCGTGGCAGCGACGGAGTCAACGCATCGAGCAGTGGCTGTGCCGCACCGGCTTGTTTATTTATATCCCCAAGAGCATTACTGAACCCAAACAACGGAGCTTCCGTGTTGTCTGGAATTATGGCATCCACAGGAGCCCAAATCTGTTCCTTCTTTTGTGGGAACGTCTTGTTGAACCAATTTTTCGCCGCCTCTTGTAAATTCTGCCCTGCTTCTTGCAAAGTCGTGGATTTGCCCAGCGTCTGCGCGGTGTCATTCGCGACCTTGCTTGCAGCCTCATTCGCACTTGTGAGTTGTTGTTGCTGAGTCTGGTTCATCTGCTGCTTGTCAATGCCCATTTGCTCTCGTTGACGCTGGAGCGTTGTGAGGGCATCCGCAGCATCCGTCGCCCCAGTCTGTGCGCTTTCGAGTCCCTGTTCCGCGCTCTTCACCCCGCGATTCGCTGCAACAACCTCGGCAATGGACTTCGGAACACCCGCAGCGACGCCACCAACCAATCCACCAATGAGCGGCCCCGCAACCGTCCCAGGTGCAACTTCCGAGCCAATTTCCGAGCCCAATCCAGCAGCTGCACCGGTTGCGGCGTTGCCAAGGCTCAAGCCCCCACCACCCGGCACCAACGATGCACCAATACCCTTGGCCGTACCACTGAGCAATCTCTCGCCCAAATTCTGTGGCTCCGGACCTCCAAGGCCCATCGACTTCACCGCACCAACGGTGGTCGCTGCGCTTGGGGGTGCAGTTGCAGCACTGAGTGCTCCAATCGGTCCGCTGTAACGGGCCACATCGATTGACTCTTGCGATGGGACTTCAAAGCCCAGTGCCCCAGCACCTTTGCGATAGGCCCAATTGGTTGCTTGTTCGAGCGTGTTCGGAAGTGCCGCACCAGCGGCGATGCCTTGGGCAATGCCTCCACCAGCAATTCCAGCAAGGCGAGCGAGTTCACCACCTGTCGAGGCCTCGGGTGTGGCTGGGGCCTGCGCTGTTGCAGTGCTCAGACCAAAATGACCCAAGATTTCATCATCACTATACCCGGCCTCTTTCGCCTGTTTCGCTCCATCGCTCTGGAGCAAAAATTGCCGGATTTCATCGTCTGAATATCCGGCTTTGCGAGCACCTTCGACATCAAACTTGGCCACGAGATTTTACTCCATTCGCTGTGCGAAGCTCACTTCCCAAAGAACGAGTCCAAAGATGGGCGATTTTCCTTTTGCGGAATTCCCTTCACCCCTTCATTCGAGCGTGGAGCCAGCGATACTCCACCTTCTGTTTGTTGGGGCAAATTCTTGGGCGAGTAATTTTTGTTATACCATGCATAGAAATCACTCGGGTCTTTGTACTTCGAGACCTCTGGAGCGTTATTCCGCTGCATGTCTTTGAAATCCACATACTTTTGTGACTGATCATATCCCACTTGCAGTTGATACCGAGCCTGGTTCAAAAGCTTCATCAGCGCTTGAGGGTCCTTCGTATTGTCCATGGAGTTCAAATACGAGTCCACTTCCGTCCGCATCGCACGACCTGTACCTGCAATATCATTACGGAGTGATTGCAACACCAACGGCTTGATTTCAGTGTCGAAAATCTGTGTGGCGCTGAGCGAGGAGTTTGCAACCTTATTCACCATTTCATCCGTGACCGGAAGGCCCGCGTTTTTCATCGCTTGCAGAGCAGTGCCCAAGCGTGCGCGCATGTCCGCGCCACCTCCGGCTTGGAAATCCTTCAATGTATCCTGCATGATGTCAATTCGATTGAGTGCGGGCACGAGAGCACTCTGTGCGGTCATTTCATTGTCAATGGTCCCGGCCACGCCACCACGTGCGGTGTTTGCTGTTTGTTGTGTCTGAGTCTGTCCCTGCACTGGTTTACCCGGTTGACCCAGGATTTGGGGCTCATTCGATCCTACGACCGGACCACCCGTCTGCACAGGCACCAGCGCACCACCCTCACCAACCGGCTGCATCGAAACACCCGGAGCCATCGTACCGGTGATACCACGGAGTTGATCAGGCGAGACCCCCGCACCAATCATCATCGCAGTGAGGCGTTGTTGGTACATCTGTTTCCCGGCTTCGCCCTCGGGCAATCCATCCGTCAGCGCGTGGACGACATTGTTGAATGCTTCGGTGTTTTGAGCCCGGGCCGTGGGCGACATATTCGTCAGAGCTGCCTGGGCCATTGCAGGGACCGTTGATGGATCGTTGATGCCCGAGGCGAAACTCCGCAATAGATTGCCAAAACCGCTCTGTGCCTGTTCTTGCCGTGCGCCACCAATCGCCGTGACAGTTTGATTGGTTTGAGCAGTTTGACCAATCAATTGTTGCGCATACGAGGCAGTTTCGGGATCACTCAAAAGTTGTGGAATAGCAGCGTCTAAATTCGGAGCCTTTGATATAATCTGACCCGCTTTCTGCTGAGCTGCCTGTGTGCGTTGAGCCTGTTGATATGCGATTTGATTCGCCGCATTAGCAGTCAACGTTCCCGCAATTTCTGGAGCAAAACCTCCAACTAGCGGATTATTCCGCAACTGTTCCAGTCCTGTATCCACGTCCGGAGCGTTGGCCATGATCTGACCTGCTTGGGTCCGAGCGTCTAAGGTATTCTGCTCATTTTGAAGCGCGAGTGCAGACCTGCGGAGACCCATTATGCCCTGCATGAGTTCCAACGGATTGCTCATCGGAGTCTGCGGAGCCTGCGCCGTTTGTACTTTCATAGCAATCGTTGGATCGGGCATTTCATTACTCCATCATTGCAAGAGGATTGGAGGCTGCACCAGCACTAGCACCTAGACCAAGTGCAGCACCTGCATTGTTCATTGAAGGTTGAGATTGTATTTGACTCATGAGTTGCTGTAGGGATTGAACACCCAATTGATGGCGGACCGAATGTGTGACCTCATCCAATTGCTGTTCCTTTTGATCAATCTGCTCTTTGTGCTGAGCGATCCAAGGAGCCAACAATTCCCCCTTATCCGGCATATCCGCCAACATCGTAGCAATGCCCTTTGCGTCTACACCAGCAGCGACAATGCGTCCTGCGGCCTTGACCACATCCTCCGGCTTCACCATGTCACCCATGGACATTAATTTGGCGAGAGCATTTTGGATTACATCCATTTTCCCTCTGGCCTCTTGCAACTTCCCATAGGCTGTTCCAAGAGAAGGAGGATTTGGTGAAGGAGCAGAGCTCTGTGGTACATCACCATTATGTTCCATTTCCAGATCACCATCCACCATACATGCCTCCACCACTTGCTACAGCCTGGAACATCGCAGGAGTCAACAATGCATTCGTCAATCCGCTAACGGTTGAGTTAATACCTCCAATCGTCGCATTCGCTGCGCCAACTGTTCCCGCTGCGCTCGCCGCACCTGCTTGGGTAATTGCTTGCCCTTGATTAGCTGCGCTTTGAGTCCCGAGCGCTCCCGTTTGTGCTGCCGCATTTTCACCCAACTGCAACGCATTGTAATAATTACCCAAGATGTTTTGGTAATTGGTCGAGGCAAGTCCCTCGGCATAATTCTGCGCACCTTTTATCGCGGAGCCGCTGAGTGCAAGCCCGTGAGATGCATAACCCGATTGTGTAGCTTGGAGACCCTGTTGCAAAGCAAATTGATACCCTGGGGTATTTCGCAGGGTCGCAAGCGCAGTGTCCATGCCTCCTGGAGCAGTGCCCAAAAGAGCCTGATATCCTGCTTGTGCTTGTTGACCAACATTCTGATATGGTAGCAAATCAGACCGAGTCTGATCATACATCTGTTGCTGTATCTCAGCACTCTGTTCCGCCGCATTTGCTTGAGTCTTTGCCGCGCTTTTCGCCGCACTCGAACCAATTGCTGCACTTGCCACAGACCCAGCCGCAGAAACACCTCCAACAACTGCTGCTGTAACACAGAGCTTCCGTGGAGGACCTTTGAGTCGATTTCCTGAGTCCAAGTCATAATCAATCATAGATCAATCTCCCAAACCTCTTCGATTTTTCGTCCACCAAAATGTTTGATCAATTTCTCCACTCCTGGAGGCGAATGAATTGCCCGATGAGTCATCACCTGCTTTACTCCACTAGCACTTAACATCTTCATGGACTCGGTAAATAGACGATAACCGAGTGTAGTGGAACGCAAAGCCGGCACGACATACCATGGACCTTGATCCGCTACTATATTATGGCGAGAAATCAAGCTGGGGGATACATACCAAAACAAATACCCCACAAGACGTGGGTCCAATGGTGACGTCTCATTTTGCTCAAACGCACCCATGATCCGCAACACACCGGCATTTGCGCACTTTTCACAAAGATCAACATTGATCTCGATAGGGGCATGAGGACCATCCAACTTGAGCTCCTGCTCATGCGCCCGAAATAGTTCAAATCCCTGAGGCCATACCTCTGTCCACGCGCACTCCCGCACTACTAGTTTAGATGCAGACATGTTTCAGCCCCCAACTTCTTGACTGCAGCATTGACCTCGATGTTCAAGTTCTCAAGCGCATCCGCAGATTCTTGGATGAGTTGGACTCGTTGAGCAAAGTCGATTTGCAAATTCATGCGGGAAAGCTCGCTCCACCATTCATGATCATGAGGTACACGGTTGCAGAATTCAAAAATAGAGGCACAGGTTTTTTCATCCTCGAGTGCATCATATTCCACAGTCATCGTGCCCGGCAGATTGCTCACCGCATCGAGCATCAAATCGCGGCCAATGAGGAACTGTTCATCAATGATGTATCCAAGGTTTCGAACCGATTGCACCACCTGCTCGACCGGCCGTTTAATGACAACAATACGCAACTTTGGAAACCGATGAACCAACAACTTCCATCCAACCATAGCCGCAGTCTCACACGAGCCATCATAAGACTTAAATTTGGTTTCGAACTCATTCACCGACCTACATTCCACCAGCAAATCATGGGCACATTCTTTCGTCCTATAGGACAAAAAGTTGCTCATCCAAAACGAGCGGCTTCTTGGGAGTGACATCACAATATACTCAGCCATTTCAATTTCCTACTCTATGCGCTTGAAAGAATGAAACAAATGGAGCAGACCCTCCAACAATTTGCGGAGTCGACGCATCTATACGCGCAAATGCTTCAACATAATCCCCTGAGCCATTTAAATGCACAAGGATTTCAATCGACTGTGGATAAAGGTCTTGTGCTTGGGCATAAATTGTTCCATTTTTATAAATCGCTGCGATGATTTGACTTACCCCCGCCGTACCTGCATCGGTTCCAGTAATTTGGCACTTTACTAAATAAAGCCCGGATACGGATGGAGCAAATCTATAATTAGTTGTTCCATCATAAAATCCTCCATCATTCACCACCACATTGTCAAAATGCCCTTTTACAAATGACCCTGAGGCGACATTTTGATTTGCTGACAAAGTCGCAAGAAAATCAGATTGGCTAACCAAACCCAACATTCCTTGCACCTGTGTTACTGTCAAATCCTGTGGATCGGCAGATACACCAGTATCATTACCCTTAAGCGTCAACGTTGGCATTTCAGCTAATTTGGCATTATCGACTGCGTTCGGAGCAATTATTGGATTGGGATATGTTCCTTCGAGATCACCTCCTGCAACATCCCCATTCTCTACATAATCCAAAAATCCCTTGACCTGTGAAGCCGTGAGATCGAGTGGAGGTCCTGATATATTTGCATTATTTCCCTTCAACGTAACAGCCGGCATATCGGCCATTGAGATTGTTCCGACTGTGTTAATGGGGCCTCCCGCAAGTCCCACGCCTGTATCAATCTCTGTAACCGCAGTAGCCCACTGGATATCATTCCCCGGTCCCAGAGTTTGCAAAAACTCTCCACTTGTCCCTGGAGTCAACACCTGCCATACATGTGCTCCACGAAATAGAATATCCCCTTGTTGGTCTCCGAATTGGTCCAGATTGACCGTTATAATTCCAGGAGCATAACCTGTGCGGTTCCACAAAGCAATGAAAAGTCGATACCAAGGAAGCGAGGGGAATCCATTTGCATCCGCCATAGGCGAATCCAATTTGGGCATAGGGTTTGCAAATTGATTAGTATTTCCGGCGTCGGCCATTTACGACTCCAAAATATCAGCATCCACAAATGCACCATTCAACGCGGCAGGCCCTGCAATATCATGGGATATTTCAAAAATCACATCACGAGCATTTGCAACCGTTTGCCGCCAAGTTGGAATGGTTTGATACTCTCCCGGCGCACCAGTGGTTTGCAATGGAGCATCAAAGAAACTTTTTCCACGGTCAACACTTACTCTGAGAGTCACTTGTGCCGGAGTTCCATCGACTCGTAGAGGATGATCGCCGCATTCCATGTCCAAATAGAATGAATTGTATTTCATACGATGGAGTTCGCTTGACACAAATTGTCCCGGCATTCCACCAGTGGCTTTTGCTTGCAAAAGATGTGGAAAGCCCTTGATACAGGAAATTGGAGAGGACCCAACACCATTCACATCATCAAAATAATACATCGGGTCGATGATATAGAGATTTCCATTCTCCCAATCACCACCAACAAGTTGACCATTGATAAATGCTGCACTCATCAATCGCTCTCGATTGAGTCCTCCTTCCTCATCCGTCCAACATCTCTGATGCCACGCCATGTCTGAGTCTTTTTCCAAAGAGGTATCATAGACCCATGTTTGGTTGCCAGAGGGGAAAGTGAGGACATAGAAATAATGTCCATCTTGTTGGTATACATAAGCAATCGCATCGGTTATATCTGGCATTTGTTGAATTGCATATTCCAAAGCGTGATTGCTTATACGTTTTACCTCATAACCCTTAAGCCCAAAAACTACTCCATTTCCTTCGAGGTCCTGTCCTAGCCAGAATGTTTGAATATCAATCGATTGAATGGAATAAGGTGCAGCACAGCCATGCTCGATATAGGCCCCCGGCAATTGTGCAAATGGAAACGTAGGGTTGCCCGCGTTGTACCAGATTTCACTTTTCAATGAGCCGAATAAAATCAATTCATGTCTATTCACCGCGAGGCCTTGAAGAAGGTCAGGATAGCCAACCTTTCCCGCGAAATAAAGAGGATCGAATGTGATTGTGTTTGAGAGAGTCGAGCCAAACTGTGTAGTCCCAGGCATATTCCACAGGATATAAGTGTCGAGAATTGCAAGGGTGTTGGAGCCAAGAAAAGTCCCACTTGCGTCAACAACCTGGGAAAATGCGTAGTTGGTCATATCGACTTTCCAACCGTGATTGGAACCATCTACAATAAGAACAGTTCCTCCATTATCAATGGCTCGGACAGGTGTCGCACTTTGTGTGGCGATAGTACCGAGAGGGTTGAGGTTGAAGTTTGAGTCGATTTGATAAATAACATTCCCAATGCAACAAAAGCCAACACCATTGCTTGCACGGTAGAGCATTCTCACTGGGCTTTGACCGTCTCCAAGCCGAAGAAGTCTCAATCCAGGTCTCTGATAGAATGTAAAGGGCACCGGCGAGTCCTGCCGGTTTACTTCCGGAAAATAATTAATGCATCGTTGCGCATTCGCAATGCGCGACTTTGCATAATAGGACCCGCCGAGTAGAGGTAGACGCAACGAATTGCTCCTTTAAATCATGCGCTTCCAAATACCCAATTCCGCGCATTCGAATGTGGCCTGAGCGCCAGAGGCAATGGTCACCGAAGCAACCAATGCGGTAGATGTTGGTGCAATGATCTGGTCGGCTGCACCACCATTTTGTGGATTCGAGGTCTGCGCGAACACATTCATGGTCTGCGCACCACGAGAGATGATTGAGATCGTCAGACCGGGGATTGCCGCAGGCAAAGCGACGGAGTCATTGGCTGAAGCCACGGTCGTCACAGAATTGATAGCGGAGGTCATAACCGGGGTTGCGGCACTGAGTCCTCCACCAGCAAGAGCGACAATGCCCGCCTTTGCACTCACCGTTGCATTAGCAAGCTTTTTGAGCTGATCACCAGTGATCAATTTCGGACCTCCGAAGAAGTCCGTGAAGAGAGACATGATTGATGGGATGACTGCCACTAGATTGCACTCCTTGATTAGGTTAATAATACCGATCGGAGAATATGTTGTAGACTCCGGGGCGGTTGAGGTCTGCAGGGATTTGCAGAGCTGCGATTGCGGTATTGGCGCCGCGTAGAGTGTTGAGGCCGTCTTTGGCAAGAGTGACAATAGGATCGCCTGGCATCACCGGCATCCCATATTTGGGCTTCAACCGTACGGCGAGATTGGAAATGATCACTCCGAAGTATTCATACGGGAGCCCAATTTCCGTATTCAGGTTGGCAAAGGCAGCGGGCAGGGACTCTTTGATCGCAATCCCCGTGGCATAAATGTCGGCTTGCATGACGGGCCATACATAGAGCGTTCCGAGAGGCCATGTTGGATCATAAAATATCTTGCCCGGAAAGGACTGGAGTTGCTTGAGGGCAATATGATTGTAATCCTCCATCGACTGGAGGAGTTCTAACGGATAATCGATCTGGTTTGGTTGGCTTTGCGTCAATTGACGCAGGAATCCAGATTCAATTTTATCCGGACGTGTGGAACCAACTCCCGTGTCGAACTGTCCACCCGGTCCAACCGTATACGTAATAGCCCCGGTCGATGTCGCCAGCACGGTCTTGAGGTGATAAATCAGCCACCGCTTCCGGTTCCACAATTGCATCATGGTTTGCAGTCGGAACCATGCATCCGTGATGTCTTCCGCCAGAGGCGTCTGCCCAACCCCAAACGCTCCACAGTCCTTGAGCGCTTGAATGCAAATGTCTCGGACAGTGAGATGATCAGGGTTGAGCAACATGTGAGTTGGACCTTACTTTTTGGTTCCAGCGATTAGATTGGCAGCGTTGGAGGGCGCAGGGACGCCCTTCGCCATAGCAGCCTCGAGCTCTGCATTCTTGACCGCCATCTTTTCCAGTTCCTTGCGGAGCTTGTCGACCTCGGTCTCGTATGGGTTTTCCGACGGAATTTCATCCTCACGACCTTCGGCCTTGAGTCGGACCGCGACGGCATCCCGAGGCTTGGAATGCCAACCCAAGCGGAGGAATTCCAATTCTTCCTCCTTATTCCGAGCAATCTTGGCAATGAGTTGCCGCTGCTCACCCACTCGTTTCGGTCCAAATGGCGTCATGATCTCATCCGCCGGACGAGTGATCTCTTCCTTACCCTCGGGATGATAGAACATCTTGGGGAACTCAATCGGCCCTTGGTAGATCGGAGTCCCATCATGATCCCGTGCAAATGCATTTGCAGGATTGTGATCGAATGCCCCATCCTGCTCCATCTTGTCAAAAATGGTGAACTGAGTCTTACGTGCCATTTTCATGCTCCATTGATTGCGCGAGCCGCTTGGCGTTGCGCTCGTTAAGGTACTGGCGGTATTTCTTTGCCCGTTCGGCGAGTACCTCTTCCACCGACGGCATCTTTGTGATTATTGCAGGCAGGCCCGGGCGTTGCTTTCCACCTCGGCCCCGCATCTGATGCACAAACCCATCACGAATTTGAGCCTCTTCTAGCGAGTCGCACCAGCCTTCACCCAAGTCCCACAGATCATATTCCGATCTCACGAGCCGTCCGTTCGGCGCCGCATAGAGATGGAACATCATCCGTGGCCATTCAGGAAACGGAGCACCCGGTCCGGGTTCCAAATGAAACACATGACCAAACGGGACCAGTGCATTGAGTGCATGCTCCAGTTCATCAATCGCCTTTGCAACCAGCATGGTTTCATGCGGTTTGCCTGAATGCTTTGCCAGCATATGACGACGAAATCCTGGGAAGTCCATGAGATTGTCCTTTAAAGAAAGAGGGGCATTCGCGCCCCTCTAGCAGGCCCCTTGTAATTAAGAGGTATAGACGATGTCTGCAACCACGCAGGCCCACTCGGGACGAATCCACAGATAACCGTAGAGGACGTCGAGACGGGTGATCAGCTGGTCGGTGCCGATGAAGTAGTCGGTGACCATGCGCATCGAGACACCATCGAAGGACTCACGAGCAGCCTCGTGAACATTCTTCGGCATTTCGAGGTCGGCGGTTGCGAGGGTCACAGCCTCCGGTGCATATGCGAAGTTCTTGGTGTACTGAGTGCTCGGGGCAAGGCCCAGTGCCGGATTCACAGCAGCGCCATTCGCCGGGCTCGCGGTCACGGTCTGATACTGCACGGGTTGGCCGTTGAGGGCCGGGACCAGTGCCGGGTAGATCGGGATCGTCGTGGAGCCAGCGGGAACGTTCGCCGTGACCACAAACTGACGCAGTTTGCCAGTCGATTGCTTGGTGATGCGGTTGACCTGGAACACACCTGCAATGGTGATGATGTCGCCAATGTTCAGGGTGCCTGCGAGGGCGTTCACGGTCAGCGCAAGGCCCGTCTGACCAGCACCATTCACCGTGGCCGAACCCTGTGCCAGCGTACCAGTGGTGTGCGCAATGGTCGTCTGATCCGCCATCCAAATGAACGACAGAGCATCATACATGCGACCCGTGACATACTGACGCGAGATTTCACTCTGTGGGTTGAGCAAGCCGCTCAGAGTCGAAACCACCGTGGCTTCTGTATCCGGCGAGTTGACAACCTTACGGTTTTCGATCGGCGCCGAGTTTAGGTCCAAATTGGCCTTCGCACGGAGATAGGTCTGCTGGATCGGATTCAGAATTGCCGAGTTCTGATCCTGATTCGCGACGATGTTGCAAATGCCGCCTTCGGCACCGCTCATGATGTCGACGGCCACGGCACCTGCGAGGTTGTTGACCATCGGTGCGAGGATACGACGAGAATAGTCATCGAGCGACAGCGTGCGGTCAGCCGTCGAGTACCCAACGTCCACGTGTTTCTGAGTGGACATCACCAGCGTAGTCGATTGCTCAGCCGTATCCTGAACACTGAGGGCCGGACCCGTCGTCGTGGTGAAGTCATTCGGCAGGCGGATGCGCAGGCTCGAGCCAATCTTTGCTCCACTTACGGCAAAGGACTCATCATACTGCATATCCACGTTTTGTAGGAAGGCGTTCGAGTTCTTCCAAAGACGAACGGCCTCACGAGTGATCATGTTGATCGTAAGAAGCGAGTTGGCCACAAGAATTTCCTTTCATTTGTGCCACAAGAGTTGATCAATGATGAGCGGCCGTCGCTCAATTTTCACGGCAGAACATGGGCTTTGGGCAATTGCCCAGGTGCTCCAAGAACCCGACAGAGTTTTAAGGGTCTCTGAACCTCTGAGGCCAACATGGACCTCTGAAAGAGCGACGGAGGGCCTAAGGTCCGCCAAAACCTCCAGCCAGAGCTGCCACGTAGGCGCTCCAGCTGCACCCTTCGCCTCTACCGCGAGCGTCCATTCCCACTCGCGATTGCTGCATTCCGTCGTTTCATCCATTCGGCGGTCGATAGTTGGTCCGAGCGAGGATCAGCGGGATCAATCGGATTACGGTCGCCCGTTCGTCCGCCAACGGTCGTGATGGGCTTCGCGAGCTGAGACACTTCCTCTGCTGGTGCCGGTGCAGTGACCTTGGAATGGAGCTTGGTCAATTCCACCGCCATCTTGGTATCGCTCATATCGATGATCTTCTCTGCCAGATCAAGGTCATCGCCCAGTGCGTACAGCAGTTCATGAGCATCACCCACATCCATTGCCGCCTGAATGAGACGAAAGTAGTTCTGGACCTCTTTCGGATCATTGTCATTGTAGAGACGCTGGACGTTTTTGAGGTTCGAGGTGAAATCGTCTCCGAACTTTTCCTTGCCCTGCTTCGCCACGTCTTCACACTTGGCATTGAATTCCTTGACCGCGAGCTGAGCGGCAGCAGCCTCATTCACACGACGATAGAAGTCCTCGGTCGGGTCGAGCGGCTCATTGGGCGTAGCCGGCGGCGTTGCTGGCTTTGCTTGACGCTCTTCCCGAAGCTTCGCGGTCAACTTTGCAATCTTGCGATCGCGCCAGTCTTCGGACTTCGTCTCAGGCTTGCCCTTGTTATTCTCCGGAGTAGACTCAGCAGTTGCAGCCGTGCCTGTGTCCACATCGCTTTCGTCTGCTCCGGAGTCACCACCATTGTCATCAGCCGGGGAGGAGGAGTCGGCGACGGCTTCGGCGGCAGCAGCGGACTCAATAGGGGAGGAGGTCCCATTATCATCCGCAACATTGAATATCATGGTGTTCACGTACTTTTGAATGGCGTTTTTCATCGTTCAATCCTCAAATCGATCCAACTATGGCGGTTTTGTTGAGCCGGCCCTTTGCCAGCGTTTTATCTAATATAAGGGCATCGGAAATGGTTTCTTTCAAGCCTTCATCGCCGGGGAGGGTCAACATGTGCGCCAAGGTGGCCCGGGCCAAATCAACGTAACTTTCGACATACTTGGCAACAAAGGCGAGTTCGAGCTCTTTCGTAGTCGTACATTGAGGATTCTGTTTCTTCCACGCATCATAGAGTTCATTGTTGAATACAATGTTCTCGTAGGATGCAAGACAAAGGTCCCGCGCGGTCTGTGCAACCAACAAATGGGCATGAGCCCCGGACTTTGATTTCTGATTCTTTCTGGCAATCTTATTTGACATTTCATTCATCCTTTGAGTACCGCGAATGGATCATAATCAACCTTTTGAAGCTGAACACCTTGAAGAGCGCTCTTCAAATAAGTCAACATCAATAGGCGTTTCATCGCAGGGTTGGACATTGCGTTTGCACCTCGAGGCGGAGGAGGAAACTGATTGGTTGAACTTGGCGTCGCAGCGTCTCCACCCATCGCGCTTTGAGCTGGTGCAGATGAGGACTTTGTCATAGCCAAATCTCCACCGACACCCTGTCCGTTAATCCCCTCCATATTCCCAATACCACTATTCTTTGCTCCCATCCATGAGCCCCACCCATGCTGACCTGCATAACCAAGAGAAAAATCTACCTGCTGACGCCAAGTCGACGGATCGCGAGCATCCAATCCCGTTGTTTTGGTAAATTCATCTCCAAGTCCTGCGTGAGGCATCGACTTGGACATTCCCGAATAATGCAATTGAAATGGACCAAACGAGGACCCTTCATCTCCACCTCGATCAGGTTTCGAAGGATCAAACACATTGAGCGCCTCACTCCTTGCCACTCTCACCGCAACATCCGGGTCAACTCCATATTT